AAATCCAACTTGATTCCATTATACAGATAAAAGCTATCAGCAGGAACTCTTTGATTGTCTAATGTTACATGTGCATCTCTTACAAGCTGATCTCTTTGTGAAACCCATTCTTTTTCAAGTTTCTTGCCTGTTGATTTTGCAGCTCTTTGCTGACTCCATGAAGATGCTTTGAGCACCTCTGTTCTTGCTATTGATTTTGCTCTATTCAAAGATTGCCCACCTAACTCTACATTTATCTTTCTTGCAAGTTCGTTGAAAAACTTATCTCCATCTACTGTTCCTGCAACAGGCTTGACTATGCCTAAATCTTCAAACTC